GAGAAGGATGTCTTCAGGACTTGGAAACTGACTCAGAGACTGTGGAGGAAGAGTTTGTATTGGAAGAAGGTGAAGGGCTACAGTGGGCTTGTTGATGAGCTGAAAATTGAGACCTTCATAGCAAATGCCGATTATTCAAAGAGCAGAGCCGATGAAATCAGGAGTGGATTTAAGAGCGCTCAGAAAGGCTTGCTGAAAAAGAAACATTTGCTCAAGAGTTTTGTTAAGATGGAGGTCCTACCGTTTTCGGAGGGCTGCAAATCTGCACTCAGGCCGAGACTAATACAGGGCAGACACGACGAAATCACCGCTGTGATGGGTTGCTACATGGGAGCCCTCAAACCAGTGTTCAGAGAGGTTCTAAATTTGTTTAGCGATATCAGTCTGGGAATCGGATACACCGGGGAGGACTTGGGAAATTGGTACAAAGAGGGGGTCGACATGGGCTTGCTACCTGTAGCATTTGACGTAAGCGCATGGGATACCGCCGTATCACCCGCCGCCCACAGTGGCTGGAACTCAGACTGTGAGGCCATTCTAAAGAATGGCCAGGTCAAGCCCATAATGGATAGACGATTGGGTACGCAAACAGGTAAGACTGGGAAGGGTGTGAAGTACAGGAGAAAAGGACAGGTCAATTCGGGTGATGCCGATACGTCTCTAGGAAACTCCGTCATTCACGCCAAGATTTGGATTGCCGTCTCAGCTAAATGGCTGGCTGTAGGCGGAAAACCCTTCAGGGTGATCATACAAGGGGATGATTCTTTGTGTTTGGTAACTCCATCCGAATGTGAGAAATTCATTGCTTTTGTCCCGAACGTGTTCAGAGACCACGGTTTCAAAGTTACTCTAGAGAAAGCAGGCACATGTGCGTATGACGGTGTCTTCTGCTCCCAGAGATTTGTGCCCGTAGCTGATGGATGGGTTCTTGCTCCAAAACTGGGGCGCGTTTTGGCCAAAACTTTTTGGTCATTGACTAAACGCGGCAAAGGAACTAGAGCATACATAAGGGCGATAGCACTGTCTATGGAACGATCGTTGGGTTGCCAGCCGGTGGCGTCAGCTTTGGTTTCAGGCATGCTGAAACTAACCCGAGATGTTAAGAAGCAGGTGTACATTAAGGGACTAGCACATAAAATACAGTTAGTGAGGAGACATGAAATGGACAAATTCACCATTGCGGCCTTCAAGCACGTTTATCAGTTGAGCGAATCTCAAATTGGTGACGCTGAGGACTACTTAAAGACGCAAAGGTTGGACAGCGCAGTCGTGTTGGACCACCCTGTACTGAATCGAATTGTGCAGATCGATACCGGAG